TAAGCATATTTATGGACAAGAGTGGGAAACTATTGGCGGTAAAGAACGTAAAGTTGTGCCTGCGCTATACACTAATCCTATAGACGGAAAAGATGTAAGTGTAGATCTTGTATCTAGTATATTACAATTTGCAGCTATGGCTAACACTTATGAGGCTAAAGCTGATATACAGGGTCAAGTTCAAGCTATGGTAGATATTATAGAATCCAGAAAAACAGATTTAACAAGCCCTTCAGGAATTACAATAATGAACAGTTTAGCAAAAGGTTTAGGAATTGAACAACCTAGATTTAAAGAAGGATTTGAAACTAATAATTTTAAACATTTAATATCATTTTTAGATCAAAATTATTATGATCAAAAAACAATTAAAAAACAATTTACACTTTTAGGTAAACAGTTTGAGGCTAATAAATTGTCAGGTAAATTAGCAGGATACACTGCAATGAATGCATTATCTTTTAACTTATTACAAGGATTTAACCAAAATGTTCTTGATAATATTATAGGTTGGAGTGAGGCTTCTGCGGGACAATTTATAGATAAAAAATCTGCAATAAAAGGCAAGCAGGCGTATTGGAAAGGGGGAGGCGCATTCTCTGATCTAGGTAAAATAGCTCCAAATTCTTTTGTTGGGCAAATTTCTGATGAATACGATGTAATACAAGGGTCATTTAAAGACAATATAGGAAGAAATGTAACAGGTAGTACAGCAAAAAAACTATTTTCGTCAGATGCGTTATTCTTTTTACAACACGGTGCTGAGCATGAAGTACAAGTTAGTAGAGCGCTTGGAATGCTTGAATTTATGAAAGCAAAAGATAAAGATGGTAAACAACTTAAAAATCCTGATGGGTCTGATATGACAATGCTAGATGCACATAGTCAAGTTAACGGAAGATTAAAAGTTGATGAAAGAGTTGCTAATTTTGATAAAATGAGATTTGTAAATAGATTACATGGAATTAATAAACGTACTAACGGTGTGTATAATGAATTTGATGGCGCACATTTAAAAAGACATTGGTATGGTAAATTAGTAATGCTATTTAGAGGGTGGATGGTGCCAGGATATAGAAGAAGATTTGGACATGGTGAAACTTGGCATGCAGATCATGAGCTTGGGGCATTAACTCAGGGAACATATATTACATTTTATAAGATGCTTAGAGATTCGTTTAAAAAACAAAGTAATCAATATAAAAATATGTCTGATTTAGAAAAACAAAATGTTAGGCGAGTAATGACAGAAATATATACATTTGGAAGCACATTATTATTAGCGGCTGGGGCTGCAGCATTTTTAGCAGATCCAGATGATGAAGAGCCTAACTCATGGGCCCTAAACTTTTTATTATACCAAAATAGAAGACTGCAGTCAGAGCTTATGTTTTATGTGAGTCTTGAAGAATTTTGGAGATTAACTAAATCTCCTACAGCAACAGTTAGACCTTTAGAAAATATTGGGGCATTTTTATTAGCTACATTAGAAAATATATATTATTTTGGAACGGGTAATTTAGGAGGGTTAGTATCAGATAAAGATATTTATTACCAAAGAAAATCAGGTAAGAATAAAAAAGGAGAACTTAAATGGGATAATAAACTTGAAAAAGCAATACCTATATTAAAAGGTATATCAGGAAGTAGAACTCCAGGAGAAGCTCTTAAGTGGTTTAACATGTAGATTATCGGTAAAAAGGGGGGTAAACCCCCTTCCTTTTCTTATAAACTCATTTTTAACAATAATAAATATCCAATTAAATCATCAACTGTGTCTTCTGTTTCGTCAGTAATACCTTTATTTTTTATTCTTGCTAATTTATCATCTATTCTAGCGCATATAGCTTCACTAGCACCTAACTGACTAAATATATTAGTAGGATTTAATGCTGTATTACCATATGCTTTGTTTTTAGATTTTAATAAATCCGTAATTGCTTTTACTTCAATGTCAAGCTTTTCTTCAAAAGATAAATGATTACCTTTGTTTCTATCTAAATCCCAATAATATTTACTATATTTAGGATCAACACTATAACTTTTATTGAATTCCATACCTTCAGGTACAGACATTTTTATATCTGGTTTTTTATCATCTTTCATAATAATTTGGTTTTAATTTCATAGGTTTCTAAATCATATAATTCTTTCTCAAAATCTATAGCAGTTAATAATTCTGAATCAGGATTTATTTCTGCGTCTAATGTCTTTTCCATAGCTCGTCTACGTTTGTCAGATTTCCATAAAACATGAGCAACTTGATTACTAGCATCAAAGTTATGAAATTCTAAAATTTGAAATTTATATTCTTCGCACATCTCAGAATATTTACCCTCTTTTAATTTAAAATAATTTTTTAAATGGTTTTTTGGAACATCAAATATAAATAATACGTGATATGGATCTACATCAATTTTTTCTTTAAACCATCTAAACTTTTTTAAGGCTTTTTCAAACTTTAAAAATAAAGGGTCCATAGAAAATTTATACAAAAGCACAATACAGTCTCTAGTATCTTCTATACCAACAAATGCATTCATAAACAACTTATTCCATAAGAATAAACGCCTTTCTCCTCCAAGCATTGGTACTATAAATGTAGAACTTTTTGTTCTTTTAGCTGTAGATAAATCATAAAACAAAGTTTTATTTTGTGTAACTTTGTTAATATGATTTATTTTGTACATAAATTTATTAAATTCTGTAGAAATTCCTGTAGTAATAATAATATTACCTTCAGATTCTAGAGAAACTATCTTATTGTTCGATGTGTGTGGAATTAATGATGTGGTGCCCCCTGAAATTCTAACTGTTAATCCGTTTATAGGAGTATAAATTAAATTGGTGCACTTTATAGCCATAAATCATCATCATTTATAGGCGGAACCTCATTAATAATAAAATTTAATGCAGACTCTTGACAATCAGTCTCACGCCATACATCTTCTTGTTCTTTCAAAATATAAACTAATTTAAATGTTTCAGCAAATTTACTAATTCCTTTTGCATCTCCAAAATGTTCTATGTATTTTTCTAATACAAAACTTGGCATTTTATCTATATTTAAGCCTGCTAACCATTTATCAGCTGTTTTTGGGCCCACTTTTGGTATGCCTTGAATTCCATCAGTGCTATCCCCCATAAGCATTTGTTTCCATAAAAATGTAGTAGCTTCTTCTTCGTTTACTTCTACAAATTCAGCTTTACCATAATTATAATGTTTACCTACATTTTGATATAAAACATCCTTGTCTGGGCTACATATTACAGTATTACTTTTATTATATATAGAAACTAAATCGTCAGCTTCAAGTTCAGACACAGACATAAACCCCCAATGTTGTCTTAAATATTCTTTTATAGCAGGAAATATAATCGGTTTATCTCCATATTTTCTATTTCCTTTATAAGGTTTTGTTTTAGCTGCAGCATATCTAAAACATCTACCAGATGTAAGAAATCCAGCATAATGTGTTGCTTCTGTTTGTTCAAACATTTGATGCAATCTACCGTTTAAACTTTCTAGCGCTTCTTCTAGGGTAGGCTTACCCATTTCATAATAGATTAAACTATCGCCATCTATTAGGGCTATCTTTTCTTTCATATTTTAATTTTTAATGGTTAAGCATATTAGGGGAGCATTACACTCCCCCTTTATGCAATCAATTAAACATGAGTCAAACACAATAACTCTCCTCAGTTATTTCATGTATTTTCTATACTCAGGTTTAACTTGTACTTTAAATGTGTATAATTCTCTATTAGTTATATTTATCTCTTTACGGCATTCTACTTCTAGCGCTCTAAAACATCTAGAGTCTAATATACCTTCTTGCTCAAAATGTTTAATAGCGTCTTCAGCAGATATACGAGACAAATAAGAACACTTATGTTTTTCTAGCCAATATATAACATCCTTGTTTCTACTATACTTATAGTCTATATTACCTAAGAATTCTTTAGAATACTTATATAAAAGATACGGCTCACCTTCAGGATCTATAGTAGGTATAATTTTACCTGCCATTTGTAATTCCTCATCACTAGCAGAATAACTACTAATCATTTTATTAAGATCTTCCATAAGTTCTTCTGTCATAGGGACCCTGTTAGCAGACTGATTAAGAATTGTATCTGTTTCAATAACTTGTAAGTCACCGTCTTCAACCATTTTAGCTAACACAATAGACATATTACTAAATATATAACTATCATATGGTAAACTATCGTATTCTACATTCCATTGCTGATGATCACCTAAACTTCTTTTATCTAAAATAACAGTATTACCTGTATCATTATGATAATCTGCTACACATGTTCTATGGTCATTGCAATAATAACCATTCTTTAAATGAAACATCAGTTTAGTTTGTGGTATAGTGTCAATTGATGAATAAGAATCATAAAAATTAAGATGCGGTACAATAAAATCAGCCTTCTCATAATCATTAGTCACAGTGATCTTGTGCTCCTTAAGCGCTGACTTTAGTCTATCTGTAGACACATCAGCCATAGGTAATATAAAAGCTTTTTTAACTGTAGTTAAATCATTAGTTGTTTCAGTTTCTAAAAGTCCTTTTATTTTGTCATATTGAGATTGAGACTCTGATAACGTTACATCTTCTATGTCTAAATTATTCTGAACCATGCCATATGGTTTTGCATCTTCAAATTCAAGATCAATTAATGCTTGATCCGGATAATGACCTGCGTGTATATTTTTACTTGCCATATTATTTAATTGTCATTTTAATGATTTGTGGATTCATCATCATTTGGTTAAACTTCGCTTTATTTCCGTTAAATATTGTCCTAACAACAAGATACTTTAAATCATTAGTAAAATAGCTTCCTGTGCACAGCGTAACGAGACGCTCTTGCATTTTTGGCGTTACAGTGTCACTTTTTGAGTACGCAACAGAATAATTGGCTATACGGGTAGCTAAAAGGCTTGCTATGTCAGCTCTGTAGTTATCACCTTTACCTATACACTCACCTAATTTAGGTAATACCTCTTCTTCTTTACCAAGAACTATATCTTTTGGTGTAATTAATTTATCTAGTTTGTTATTAATAAATGTAGTAAACATAGAAGCAAACTCGTTACCTACTGAACCTTCACCAATCATTTGGATTAGCGGTAACTGATCCTCAAAGCTCTTTATACTAGATATACTGTTAAAGAACGTTGATATAGAACGAGCGTTAGTTTCTTGCGTAACCAATTCAGGATGCATAAGTAAAAAGTTAATACATCTAGTGTCTATATCATTTTCTTCTGCCCAACGAGCCCACACATCTGCATCAAACTTAAGATTAGCAGTAATGTATCGAGTCTTTTGAGCTGCATCAACAGAATTTACCATATAGTCACCATTGTCAGGATTAGCAGTTAATATAATATGCCAATCTTTAGGGAGTGTCCATGATATATATTGTTGTCTGTCTACTAGTTCCATGCAGGCTTGTATAAATCTAACGTCTGCACGATTCCAGTCATCTAACAACAATACACCACCGGCTTTCTTATCAGCTATCCACTCAGGAGCTGAATAAGACATCCTGCTTTTACCAGTAGTCTGAAAGCCTAGCTTAGAATGATCGTTAACTGCTACTTCATCTACCCACTTACCTATTTTTTTACCTTCTTTAGTAGTCCACATTTGAAATTGTTTTATAGGAAAACCTACAAGATCACCTAACTCTTCTATCTGCGCTAAATTTAATTTTACAAAATCTAACCCGTGTTGCTTAGTCATGTCCATAATACTAGTAGTTTTACCAATACCAGATTCACCTACTACTTCTATTGCTACAGGCTTTTTACCGTCTGCCTGCAAGTGACGATTGTTTGTGATGATATGATTTACAAAATCTTTTAATTCATCGATGTTTAAATTTACTTGGTTCATAATATATTTGTTTAATTGATTAATTTAATTGAATTTTAATTCCAGTCAAATCTTCATTGATTCTAGAACGTGAGCTATGTACCCACAGCGCATTGTTTGGGCAATTGTCTGGGTTAGGCGCTTCACCATCTGTTAGACATATAAAAGCAGAATAATTGTTTTCATTGTAATGATCTGTAACAGGCTGAAAGCATGTACCTCCTCTACCTTTAATTTCCCAATTCTTTTTAGGATTAAAATCTTCTACACTAGTAAGGTTTGTATCAAATTGTGCAACTGTAATACGGTTGCCAGTTTTATGCATGTGT